AGATTGAAAAGCCCATCATATAAAACCTTATAGCGAGGGTCAAGAAGACCTTCACTAATTCGGTATATATGGTTACACCAAGTCATAAGACTGGCGTTACTGGGCCTGCTTTTAAGGAACAATGGTCGTACAAGCTCACCTAAGAACCAGTCTTTACCACAAGACTCCCTAAAAGGGCCTTGATCAAAAGACTTTGTTTCGTTTACTACAAATCCGAAGTGCTTCAAAACACGACGGAGGAGTTGCACTGCTCTAGAAGGGATAATTATATCATCCCCATAGACACTCACATCTGTGCATTTGATTTCTAAGAAATCGCATACACTTCGTGAGAGAGCTAGAAAGATTAAACTTTCTAACTCAAAGGTGTACCCATTACCCATAGAAGAGAACTTATTAAATTCATAATAATTCCCTTCAAATGTGTAACGAGGACTCCTGCAGCTTTCTAGTAAATCGAACCATGGAAGCGGAAGTAACTCGAGCACTGTCATATACGAAATCGTATCTGACGCCGACTTGAGATCAATAGTAGCGAGGTTATTGGATACTGATCCAACTCTCGCCAACTCTTGATTCCTAGTCTGAGTGTTCAAATTGCAACCCGCTTTACGAAGACGGTTCCGAAGATATTTACCAATCCCAAGTTGAATGAAACCATTCATCAAGGGTTCGGTGCATATCGGACGGTCGGTCTTCGCATTCTTAGGGACGAAACCAAGTACCGACCCACTTACCACGTTAAAAGGAACTTGATGTTCCGAATTAGGTGGGGTGGGTACACCTCCTTTGGAGATGTATGAAGCCCAGGATGGACATGTTTCCATGACCTTCTGTGCAATCGGCTTGGTATTACCCGTAAGGGTAAGCTCCGCGGTCAACTTGTCATAAACACTTGTTGTTTTAGACAAGCCAACGTTGTTGCCAGGGCCAAACTTTACTGGTAAATCATGTACGTTAGGAATGTCGCCCAATATTCGTGAAATTTTACGTATTGCGCCATAAGTAATGGCGTTTAGTACGGGATCCCGGAAATCCGGGTCCTCACGAGTCATGAAACGATCATTCGTTAACTTACATTCCAGTTCAGCTTGGATGAAGCTCTGCATCGCTTCCTTCTTAGTGTCATAAATACTAGGAAAGAATTCCGACTTAGAGAAGAGTTTTACACACTGATAATCGAGACGAAATTTGTCAGGATTATCGTAGTCTAAAGGGTCTAAATCCATCGAAAGGTATTCTTCAAAAGAAGAGTACTTAAGACGGAGATAAACCCCAAGACTAACAGGTGAGTTAACTTCCTCTAGGAACGGATTAACGGCGCAGACGAGTTTGTCGAAAGACAAATCTCGACGAACGGGGTTAAACCCACGTTCAAGCAAATGTTTTATTTGCTTCTTCATAATAGTGCTCCAAAGTAGATATTTATGATCTAAAGCTCTTCCTTAGGTTGAGGAATATAATCATCACGTTTCACCGTACAACGAAAGTCTAGAAAATAGACATCGAAAGTACAGTGAGTCCGTGACGAAATATATAAATCAAACTTCAGAAGAGCCAGGATCACGAATAGTAGGACGAAGAGCTTAAACATAAGCACCTTCGTCAAACGGCTATGGGGTCTCATTAGACCAATCCTTAGTAAGGATTATCCATATCCTCTACAGAGTCAGATACGACTGTGTCCGATAGCAAGTCTGCTACGTACGCAACCAAATCTGCTCTCTCTGCTGCTGTGCATCGATCAGGGACTATAAAATCAATATTACAATTGAGACTATAGGCCACGGTCGGACCAGGTGTAAAACCTGATGCTGCAGTAGCGGCAGTTTCGAGCACCGGTACCCTGACACGTAACGTAACCTTGTAGTTACGGTTTGTTGCCGTAGGCATACGGTGACCCAACGTGACCGAGGGATAACCTGCAAACACACCTGACGATTTGTCATGGTATGCAACCAGGTCTTTCCCGATCATGGTGGGCTCAAAGGAATGAGCGGCCGGAACGGCATCATTCAAGGTAAGGGTTGTTATATTACCCATAATTTTCTCCTGAATTGGAGTTAATAAACCGCAATGTTTTAGGCATCACGGAACGATGTCGGCAAAGTTGCCAGTTGGATCACCTTCTAAACGCACCACTAAGTAGTGCTAAAGAAGTAACAACTTTATCCCAGTTCATCAATTCATCCGGTGTTGCCACCGAAAGAATTTTTGTAGTACTGGGGAGCGAAGAGAGTAACTCACGTTTCATATAAGCACCTTCACAGGTAGCTTTTAGATCCGCGGGAGCTCCACGATATTCAGTTTGGGTGTGCTGTCCTTTCCACTTATGGTGGTAAGAATGGCAACCCTCCTTGAACGACGTACCGCTAAATGCGGTCTGCGCTTGTATAAAGTTTCCAACCGGTAACAACCAGTCCACGACAAAAGAATAGGGAACAAGTTCCCACGCTACTAATCCAAGGTTTAATAACCCTAGAGAAGCAGCGTTTCTCATGTCTTGCTGTATGATCGATACTTTGACCGTATAGCCGTGACTGACTGTTACTTTGCCAGAGGAACCACTCTTATCGACGTAGTTCCCCTTGGAACTTGCATCAGTAGAGCGACGTTTACTTACCTGGATAATGATATCAGATGGCTCTTCTTGCCATCCTTTAGATGTGGCTTCTGCCGCACCTTCGATATCGTAAAGTAGGGGTTTCCACCCATACTTTACTTCCAGCCAAGTATCGGCCGCGAACTGCTCCAAGCCACCACGTTTACGAGCAGTATTAGCCCTTCGGCTAATACTCCTTGCATGACCTCCAGATTCTATTAAAGAATCCTTTAGGGCACGCACGTCTCCTTTCCGTAAAGATCGATAGATCTTTGCAAATCGGGACGCCGTAGACGCAATCAATGCAAATGCTTTGGGGGCTTCCGCCACCGCAACAAGCGCATTGAAATCGATGTTCGCTGCTTGAGCATAAAGCTCAGCTACAGCGAGACTCTTATTTCTATACAAAAAGTAATTGAAATTTGAGTCAGCGAGGGGGCCTGGAGAAGGACCTGTAACACCAGAAGCTCCAAGAGCTTGCCATACGGTACCCGACCTGAACTGTTCGGCATTTACTTGACCTTTGTTATAGTAAAAGCCTACAGGGGTAGTGTACCGCCTCCATATCATTTGATACGGATGCATGGGAAGTGCTTGTTTATTCGCAATATAGGAGTTGTATTGTTTGTTGCTACTTTCGTAACAGCATACGTATTACCACCAGTACTAACGTCTAAATACTGCGGCGTCGTTGACGCCGTAGGATTAGTGTTTATGTAACTGGTCTCGTTATATGAGCGTTTAACTGCCATGGTATTATAAGTCCTCTTTGCAAGTTTGCATAGTAACAGAAATATTACTACACAAGAGACACCCACCTAAAGGTGGTTATGGTACGAAAGTACCACAGACATCCTCCCGGATTGCTCCGGGGGG